CCTGTCTCATTATTTTTAAATCTATATGTCGGCATTATCTATTTTCTCTTCACTTAGTTCTTTGATCCTATTTAGGAGTCCATAGTAAGCGGCTGTCATATCTTTTAAGTCTTGTCTTAACAAATTGTTTTCAGCCTGTAATGCACCAATCTTTGCTCTCAAATCAGGCAACTCGTAATTGATCACTGTCATACCAATAAGGCCTTTCTCTATCTTTCCAAGTAGCAAAACGCCTCTTGGCAACATTGTAAAAGTTGCGATATGCTTGAACTGTATCACCTTCTACCATGCATTGTGGGAATGCTAGCATCGCCTGTGGTACAGGTGTATGACCCATAATACTAGATGGCATATTCTTTGGTGGTTCACGCAACACATCCCAATAATCTTTTGCACCATGTATTTTATTGTAGCGATGTTCGTACTCATTACAGCATAGTATGTAGTAAGTAAACATCATAGAATAGTTCTCACGACATAGACGAACCCACTTGTTAGTAGGATGATTGACATGAGAAGCCTTGAATAAGATTTTCTCCATCTTTCTGTCTGGGTGTTTCCATCGTTTGATTCTTGCACCATTTTTAGTTCTATCAATATACTCTGTGCCGTCCAAAACACGATGTGCCGTACAGAGCATTTGTTTGTACTCTGTTGGCATCTTTACAATGTGTTTGTCACAGTGGTATTCAATGGACTTGAAAGGGTCTTCATCTAACCAAAATAAATTCATTCTACTTGCTCCCACCGATAAAAGATATGGTCTTCAATCTCTATTGTTTTAGTCTTTGTCTTTGCCCACGCTGGTGATACATAGTCTGCATGATAGTGTGTTGCACCCTCTGTAATATCCAGTATTTGTAGTGTACCAGAAACAATACCCTTTGTCAACAGATATATGTGATTCCAAGTTTCTGTATCATATATCTTATCAGATTTACCATCACAATACCAAGAGAACTGACAACGATGCCTTACAGGTATCATTTCGCCAGTACCCTTCCAAGTTGGACGATGCGGCCCTTCCTTCACCACCTCACAGATAGTGCTAGGAAAACGAGGGTCATTTACACGATTTATCGTTACTGATATAACTGCCATCTGTCCAGCAGTTGGTTGGTTTCGTGCTTCGTGATATACGTTGTCGGCAAGACAAATCGCCTGTTCGACAGCGAATTCGTTTCCTTGTGGTATCGTCACATCATCTGCAAAGGATGGTTCTGCGGCGATAGACAGGAAAGACAGCATCAATTCTTTAATCACTTGTAAGTATCTCCATATTGGTTATTGATTCTTGTGAATCATTACTGTGTTGTTCATTTACAGACTCGTCAAGTTCTTTCCAAGCCTTGGTTGAACGTATCTTTGATAAGAGCATCCTATCCTTACGCAGACGGTTCATAATAATCTTATTCGCCTCTTTGTCTGAATACTCCAATAAAACATATGCACGATACTGTGTACCGTTAGCAACCACTGAACTCTCAGAAACCTTGTAACCAGCAACGTCTACATCAGAGATGATGTTCTTTGTTGCCTTCTCGACTTCTGACAAGATAGAAGTATCTGTCTCTTCAGAACCAATCTTTGCAATAAAGGTTTTGGTTTGAGAACGAACCCTACCATTGATACGGTCTGCAAGAGTTGTCTTTGCATTCAGTACTGCAATATCTACAGTTAGTTGCAAGTCTGGTGAGACAGCAGTTCCTACCGAATAGATAGAAGTCTCACTAGTTGGCGGTTTCAAGAACCACTCAGGCATTACGTCAATCTGATCGACTACCGCCTGTGCCTTGTATTCGTATACCTCTTTAGCAACGATACTTTGTGGTGGTACATTTGTCAATGTCTCCACAGTTTTTGTTGAACTACAAGCCCCAAGTAGTGCTGTGCATCCAACTAATATGATCTTATTCATGTTATATCCCTTCTAAAAGTTTCACTAGATCATCACGCATTCCAGATTCAGTGAACAAGTCACCTAATACTGAACCGATTTGTGGGTAGTATGTTATTAGAACAATACCCAATATAATTCCTATAATCAACTTTAACATTAGTAACAGTCCGTTCCACCTGTTTGCCAGTTCGCATAACACTTACCACGTTTGTTTCTGTGTGGATCAAATGTAAGTGTTATGCCTCCAATAGTAAAACCGTTATTACTATTTGGTATATACTGTACCACATTAGATGGTGTTACGTCAATAACTTTTGTGGAAATAATTCTTTCAGTAACCACTGGTTCAGTAATGATACGTTCTGTAACTACAGGCGAACTCTCAGTAATAGTCACTTCTGGTTGTGGGGCTGCAGCATGGACAGGTAACTCTTCTTTAGTAGAACAGTTCATTTCTGTTCTTGCTGTCAGAACTTCTGGTGAAACCTCACCGATTACCTTTTTCTTTGCCTTGATAGTCGCTTGTTCACAGGCGTCATTTTCTGTCATGTCAGGCCCAAAAACATAGTTACCTTCAGTGGGATATGTAGTACCTTCAATCGTTACATCCATAGTCATAACGCATTTTCTGGTATCATCAACATATGGAAAAACCTTCTTGTCTATATTAGAAGTCTTTTCGATTTGTTGCGTCCAATTAGTCTCTACTGTCTTATCGTACTCACAAGGTGCTTCTGCAAACGCTGGATGGCAACCACTAAGAGATGCGATAAGAAGAGCTGTTGTAGTTTTACCCAACATTAAACATTTCTCCTATTCTATCACCAATACAATCATTCCTATATTTACACTTCTGGTAAATTTCAATCACCAACTCGGGCGTAGATACACAACCAGATAGTGCAAATATAATCAATAATGAACTAAACCTTTTCAAAACCACAGGGAGCAACTTTATACTTTGTAGTTCCAAACAATATCTGATCGCCGACTGATGTAGAACGAATTCCCATTCCATCGACAATCTCACCCATAACAGTGACATCCTCGTTACCATCTTCTGGCATCTTCAATGACCAACTGTCAAAGATATTCTGTGTCCAGCGGTACGCATACTCAAGAGCCTCTGTACCAACTCGTTCACCCACTTCAACAAACGCAACTGTGCGTGGGGTATCTTCAAACGCTGTATGAATAACTGCAACTTGTGTCATAATATAATCCTCTCTCTTACTGATAATATGCCCAACCTTCATTCCACATACTAGAGACTGCATCCTTGGCAATCTCAATGTCAAATGAGGTTTTCAATTGAAGTGCATCAACTACAAAAGTCTGCACCTCTGAAATATCTTCTGATTCAGAAATCTTCTCTTCCAAACCTTCAATTGCATAGACATCCTCTTCAATGTCCATAATGTAACCTTTTAATTTACCCATAATTTATTCCTCTCTTTTCATCTTACATAGCTACTATAACAGACAGTCAACACATTGTCAAGTAGTTTTATAGTATTTTTTGTAGATTGTTGCTAATTTACCTATCTCTGGATGTTTTCTAATCCACATTCCTGTATGTGCTTCAAAATGATTCTTAAAGAACCTATCCATCAAATCATTTCCAGTTTTTTCTTCTGGGTTTATCTTCAAACTCAATTCATCAAACTGATGGTCTGACATGATGGCATCATCTTCAAACTCATATGCATATGCGGCTATTGATAACTTAATCCTATTTCTTATTTCTTTAGAGTACATCTGCATCCCATACTAGTTGTGCAAGATTGTCTTGCAGTTTATACGCTTCCTTTTCCCAAGGTAAATCATAGTAAGCAGTCTTAGGGGCAATCTTCTTACCCTTCCACTTCTTACCATAACCACAAGTCTCTTTACGGGCGTACTGTTTAACATGAACCATCTCGTGACAGATAGTAGTCACAAAATCTTTCAGTGTCAGTTTGTTGTGAACGTCAATTGTAAATTCACGATTAGTATCTTCCATCATACACCAACCAACAGCATCACCTGTCAGTTTCTTGATGTTGACTGTAATCTCTAATGTTCTCATTCTAGGCATAAGAGCTTGAATCATCTGTCCAACAACTACTTCAGCAGTATGTTTCTGAAACTTGTTTCCACCGATAACTTCAATATAATTCATACGAATCACCTTTCTTATTACTCTTATATGCTATCAAAACAAACCACATTTGTCAATAGCTTTTTCAAAAAAAAATCCCCTGATTTCTCAGGGGATTTGGTCGTTGGGGGGAGTGAGAGAGTTTGAGAGAGAAGAGTTCAACAACCCCCAACTGTTATATAATACTAAAAACTAGGCGTTTTGTCAAGACATTTTTAGAGCAGAAGATGTAGTTTCTAGAACCCTACGAGTCCAACCTTTACCGAATGTGTCAAAGGTAGATAGTTTCTCATAGTATGACTGACGGGCTTCTTGAAAGTTCTTAATAGTTGTTTCAAGACCATGTTCATCAATATACTCACCAAGTGTTCTTAGTGTATTTGGGCCGATGCCACCATCTGCAACTGTTCCAATCATTGTCTGCAAATACTTTGCACTACGTCCTGTACCAGCGTTTACTCCGAAATCGAATACGCAGAGGTCAAGCCCAGATGGGATATCGTCACATTTTAGTCGCCCCCAATAGTTTTTCTCATAGATAGGAGCAACATCAGAGACTTCTAAATCTTTCATCTCTTTAGTTCCACCCCATTCTTCATAAACCCTTTTGGTTACACCAAGGTTAGTTTCGCCGCCAGGGTCTTTTGGATGATTTACATAACCGCCTTCGTGATGGAGAATAATCTCCAAACAATTTTGATAATTTTCTTTCATATTAGGTTTCCTTGATATATTGGTCATTCCAACCAAATGCTTCTTTAACTACATTATCAGATAGTCCTTTGTAAACCTGATGCAGTTTTTTATCCTTGGCATCAATAATAAGTTGAGCCTCAGATTCGTGTAACCCTTCCAACATTTGAATGAAAAGATTTTCTTTGCGAAACTGTGGTATGGTATTGTCACCCCCTTTGATAAATCTAAACAGTTTTCTGCATTCTTTTCTCAGAACAGTATGTTCTGTTCCCTCTGGGGCTTCGTTCTTTTTGTATGGAACTTCACCTTCTGGGAATACCCATTCGATGTTAGGGTCGAAAGAAGATTTAATAACCATTCTAAGAGGGTCACTATCGTTTTCTCTTAGGATAGAAATCTTCTTATCCTTAGTTTTTGCGTTATGCACTTTCTTTAATACTTCTGAAAGAAGTAATGTATGCGTTCTACTCATATTAAAAGTCTCCAATATCGTTCATAAGATTCTTCAATCTTTTTGATATGAAATAACTCAGTAGTTTTGATCTATCACCTACAGGTGGTTTTAGATAGTCTATCAATATCTGTTCTTTCAAAACTACAGGAATACATTCCAAATCAATTAATGTTTTGTTGCGTTGATAATTCCTCATCATTTCTTCTGTACAAAAATCCTCTGGTTCAAGTTCAACCCATGTAGAGATTTTCTTCTTGGCCAGTGGTTTCTGCCGCAACTCGTTTACAAATGTATCGTCAGCAGATAAGAAGTTAGGTACACCGTCACTCCTATCCCCCTTCAATATATGTTCTCTAATATATAGGTGAGGGTCTTGTCCGTCTACAAACTTCTTTAAGACAGGTGAAAATTGCTTTACAAAGTTATGTTTTTGTAACTGAATAAAATCTTTATCACCAGATAGAATAAGAACCTTTTCATATGCAGTAGGTGTTTTAGAAACATAATCAACTATT